ACCAGGCGCCGCACCAGTCCCAAAATGGCCATCAGGCGAAGACTCCTGTCTCGAACACTCCAGCCTCGAACACCGCCGGCTGCTGCATCCGGTGCAGCATCAGCAACCACCCGGTGTGCCCGTCGCTCTGCGGATCACGCACGCGCCACTGCGCGTCACGCACCTCCACGATGTCGTCCTGCCGAGGGGCCATCGGCAGCTCTGCGCCATCGATCAGCAGCACCGGCTGGTTGCTGCGCACCTGGATCCCAGTCTCTGGATCCAGGCCGATGTGCGAGTCCTGGTACACGCCACGCACTGGCCAGCTGCTGGCGCCGCGGCGGTAGGTGACAGGGGATCGCTCCCCCATCACCCGCACCACAGCGCGAAGAGCAATGCTGGCCAGGTCGCGGCGCATCAGACCACCGCTTCGTTCAGCTTCACCCGGGCCGCCGCATCCGTTGTGGCCTTGGCCACCGCGAACACGCCGATCAGGGTGTTGTTGGTGCTGACGGGGGTGACGCGCTTGTTGGTGTTGTCCCAGTAGGCCTTAGCCCCCTGGGTGGCGTCGGTGCCGGCGCCGGTGGCAGCCACCAGGCCATAGACGCTTTCCGTGTGGATGTTGATCACGTCGTTCTGCGCGCCATCCACAACGCACACGCCGAAGATGCTGCCGACCAACACACCCTCGCCCGACTTGCGGGCGTAGGGCAGTGTGACCTCCAGGTAGTCGCCTTCCTGGACATAGCCCAGGCCGGTGCTCGGATCGAAACCTTTCATGGTGTCCTCTCAATAGGGTGATCAGGAAGCCGGCGATCAGACGCCGGAGGAACGGTAGAAGCCGTAGTGGTGCGGCACCATGCAGCCGAAGTCGTGACGCAGGTAGGTCACGATGCCATCGGGGTCGCGCTTGATCTCCGAGGAGATCGTCGGACCGCCTTCCCCTTCCAGGTTGCCGTAGACAATGTTCTCCACGCCAAGGCCATCGCCAGCGAGATACCACTGAGGGCTGCCGTTGAGGCGAGGCTCAACGATCTTCTGGACGTAATTGGAGAAGATGTTGACGTTGCTGGTCTGGTTCGGGGTGATGGTGGTGTTGAACTTGTCGAACGCAGTCTCCAGCGAGGTGGGGAGAAGGATGTAACGCGCCTGCACGTACAGCTGGGTTCCCTCAAAACCCTTCTGGTTGTACATCTTTTCTCGTGCATCCGAGAAAGACGTTTCACCGATCACGCCAGTGCCGGTGTTGGCATGGTCTGCGTGGAACAGCGCCTTGCCGTCCATCATGCACTTGGCATTCCCGGTGAGCAGGGCCCACACCATGTTCGCCTCAAGAGTGGCGACACCACGACCCAGAACGTCAACCGCCCTGGTGATGTAACCAAGGTTGTCGTTGATGATCAGCCGGCGGCCGATCTTCAGGCCGCTGCCAAACTCGGAGATCGACCAGGAACCCTGCTGCTCCTTGATCGTCCCGAACTTGTATTCGCCGCCTTCCTTGATCTCCTGGGGGATGATCTGGCCACCGACTTCCATCTCTCGCATCTCGCGGAAGTCGGGAAGGTTACGCTGCGTCGCCAGTGGGCGCCAGGTTTGGCGCTCCGGCGCATAGGCGGCTTTCAGGCTCACGCGCTGGATGCTGGCCATCAGCAGCGGGAAGTCGCTGGTGGAATGCAGCGCGCGCTCAGCGAGGTCGCTCTTGTTCATCCCGCGATGGGAGATACCGGCCAGCTCCAGGCTGTCGCGGCACAGATCCAGCAGCGTGCTGCCTCGGTACTCGCGCGCGCCGCCCTCGTCCTCGCCGCCGAATCCAGCACGGGCTTTCAGATGGTCGAGCTTCGCGGCGAAGCGCTTCTCGCCATGGTCGAGGGTGACTTCCACGCGGCTGGTGCCGGCCGAAGACTGGCGCTCGGTGGTGGATCGGGCGTCGATCAGCTCAGCGCGGGCCTGGTCCAGGGCCACGCCACGCTCAATCAGGCCGTGGGCGATGGTGTCCTCCACGCCCAGCTTGCGGGCTGCATCGAGGATGCCGGCCGCCCGGCGGCGCTCCTCCGCGCGGATCTGCTCCACATCCACCGAAGCAGGCGCAGGGGCGGCGGGGGGAGCAGCGGGCGCAGCGGCCCGGGTTTCGATGGTGGTCTCAGGCGCAGGCTCAGCGGCCGGCGCCCCCTGGTTCAGTTCAGCCATGGATCGCTCGGTTGGGGTGGGGGTGGGCTCCTCCGAGCGCACCTGGGAACCGGCGTCGGCCGGAATTGGGACCAGCGAGAGCTCATAGGGCTCCCAGTCCACAGCGCGCTCGACCGGCGTCGTGCCGGTCTCGTCGCGCTCCGTCTTGTGGACCTTGTAGCCCACGCTGACGTTGCGGTAGATGCCGTCGCGCACGTCCTGGAAGATCGGCTCGACGTCATCCCGCGAGCTGAACTTCACCAGGGCACGGCCCTCGGTTCCACTCAGCCAGGCGCGCAGCACAACCCCGATCTGGTCTCGGAGGTCGTAGCTGCTGTGCGAGTTCAGCAGCGGCGCACCAGCGTTCAGCCGGTCCAGACGAACTGCACCAGGCTGCAAGCTGAGCTCCTCGATGTAGTCGCCGCGAGACCAGCTCGCGCGCTTCACCTGGGCCCCAGTCGTCCACACCATCTCGACCGTCCGCTCCTCGACGTTGATCGTCGATGGCTCGAACATCGCCCTGGTGTGTAGCAACTGATCCGCCATTGCCGTCTCCTACGCTCTCAGATTCTAGGGGGTGTTCCCAGCAGAGGCCCCGGCCGCCGGGGCCGGCACCATCTGCAGGGGCGGCGCACCGGTCGGCGGCAGCGCCGTGCCAGCCGGGCGGCCCTGCGTCAGGCCAGCGGCCGACACCTTCCGCGGGTCGATGTCCAGGGTGATGCCAGCTTCATCCATCAGGACCATCCACTCCTGCCACAGCAGGATCACGTCCTCCGGCTCGTAGCCCTCCGCGCGGATCGCCTCCTGCGGAGGCAGCAGGCCGCTGCGGATTCGGTCGCGGATGCTCGTGATCTCCGACTGCGGATCGAACAGCTCGCGCTTCGGCGGCGTCCAGTCGCCCACCAGGCCGTCGGTGTTCGTTCCCACCACACTCATCGCCGTGGCGGCCCACTGCCACACCCTGCGGAACACCGTCGGCTCCAGCGTCTGCCACGTCTCCGCCTTCAGCCGGCGCTGGAACCCGATCCAACCCATCCGGCCCTGCGTGAAGCTGCCCCCGGTGTAGTCGCCGGTGAGCTCCTCGTAGGTGATGCCGATCCCCGCCGCGACCTCCAACAGGTAGACCTTGATCTGCTGCGGCAGCTCGTTCGTCGCCGGCGGGCTGATCGTCCTGATGTCCTGCCCGGGGCCCAACGTCACGATCCCGCCCGGCTCGATCTTCGTGCCGATCGTGCTCTTCTGGTTGCCCATCCCATCCATGTCTACGATCGCGACCGCAAGGCATGCGGCAACCTTCTCCTTCAGCAGCCGCGAGTCCATCAGGTCCTGCAGGTCGCGCAGCCGCAGCAGCACCGGCGCCAGGCACGACACGCCCCGAGACATCCCGGGGCGCTCCGCCGTGAACAGGTGGATGATCTGCCCCGCCGGCACGGTGTTGCTCAGCACGCTCGTCACCCGGTGCGCGCTCTCGCCAGGGTGGTAGTTGTAGAGCCAGTAGTGGCTCGCCTTGTCCTCTGCGTCGTAGACGATCCCGCGCTTGGTGTAGCTGCCGCTCTCGCCGCCCGGTGTGTCGTGCGACTCGTCGATCCAGTCCGCCTCCATCACCTGGAGCTGCAGCGGCACCCGCAGGCCCAGCCGCCGCATCGTCGCGCTGCTCGGTGTCCGCGCGCGGATCAGCACCTCGCCGCTGCCCTTCCACGCCTGGACCACCTGGGCCATCAGCCCGTCGAAGTTCGCCTTGCCGTAGTAGTCGCACTGCAGCGGATCGGCCATCCAGGCCTGCATCAGCTGCGTCACATCGCGGCCGCGGCGGCCATTGCGCCGGCCGCCCTTCGCCTTGAAGCTCCACCCCTCGCCGATCAGGTTGTCGGCCCACACCAGGATCGCCTTCCGCGCCCACGGGTTGTTGCGGATCTGCTCGCGCGCGCGGTCGCGGATGTCCGCGAAGCCCATGGCGCTGATCGCATCCGCCGATCCCCGCTGCACCATCCAGCTGTCGGTGCGCCGGCCCCGGCCCGCAGCCGAATACTTCCGCATCTCCTCCAGCTGGAGGCGGGCCGTCTCACGGCGCAGCGCCGCGCGAGGGGCAATGGCGGCCAGCAGCTGCTCGATCGGGTTCATTCGTAGTCCCGCACGAACGTGGGGTAGTCGATGCGCACCACCGGCGATGTGGTGGCCGCCAGGCTGCTCATGATCATCGCCCGGGCCTTCAGCATCTGCTCCATCGACTGGTAGGTGACTTCCTTGTCCTCGTACTTGACCTTCAGGTAGCCGCTCGCGATCGCTTGCTCGATCGCTCCCAGGTCCGCCTGCGTGAACGTGCTCATCGAGGCCCTCGCCGTCGCTTCATGCTATCGGTCCCAGAACGAGGATCCGCCATCATGATCCTCGGCCGGCCCATCATCCCGCGACGTCGGCTGATCCGCCTCGGCAACCAGCAGCGGCACCCCACCTCGCTCCTCTGCCCACCGGGCATCGCTCCACCGATCGGCGCCCACCAGTGCCGCCGCGGCCCGCGCATAGACCCGGCAGTCGAGCGCCTCGTTTCGTGGCCGGGTCTTGATCCACTCGAACCGGTTGTAGCCCCGCCGGTCGATCGTGTTCGTCAGCCGCTCCGCGCACAGCTGCCGGAACCATTCCTCGCCGTGCTGGGGGAAGTGGCACCAGCCGTGGGGCAATCCCTCGCCCTCCTCTGGCAGGCCACGGCGCAGCCAGCCGTAGAGCTCGCTCTTTGCCGTGCTTGATCCCACCGGCCACACCTTCACGCCACCGCGCAGGGCCTTCCCGTTCCGCAGCACTTCCACGCGCCCCGGCGTGCCGATGATCGACGTCTGGCTGTCGGGGCCGCCCTTCACGGCGATCACCCGGTTGCCGGCCTGGCTCCGCACCCACCGATAGACCTCCTGGCTCCTGAAGCCCGAGTCGATCGCCGTCATCCTGATCGGCAGCCGCTGGCCATCGCCCCGGCCGAACTCCGACCGGATGAACTTCGACAGCTCGCGCCACACCGCAGGCTGCGCCGTGTCGCCAGCCAGCACCTGAAAATCCAGGCTCCAGCTCTCCATCCCAGGGCCCCAGCCCACGATCTCCAGCTCGAGGCGGTCCATCTGCACGTCCACCCCGCAGGTGATGAACGCCACCTGCTCCGGCACCGTGCCGATCTCGTAGAGCTCCCGGCGGTTGTAGAGCGCCTCCCAGTCGGGGGCTTCGCCGTCGCAGTTGTACGGCAGGGCCAGCACCGTGTTGACGAACGGCTGCTCCTTCGACGGGTCGTCCTTCGTCTTGGTGAACTCCAGGACCGCCTGACTCCAGCTGAACCAGCCCAGGGGTGAGTAGAGCGCGTTGCAGTGGTAGCCCTGGTGGAGGGTTCGCTCCGGGAACTTCGCCTC